GGTGAGAGCCGCTTGCGTTGACGTGTAGATGATTCCGCCTTGCGGGAGGCGGAGGAAGTGGAAGGGATTCGAATCCCTGAAGGCGACAAACGTCCCTTCCGGCTTAATAATCTGGATTGAGTAAGAGCTACTTTTCCAGTCTTTTGAAAACTGTTCGATGCCATCTTTAGTCGCGCCGCCTTTCGTGACGAGGTACCTAAGCATTGTTTCGGAATCTACGCCGCTCTCGCCTTGCGCCCACTTAAAGCGCTCGTGATCGGCGTTTCCCGTTCCGTTGTGAGTCATGACATGGCCATTGAACGCAAAGGGATGCGCTCCGTCCGCATTGCGAGAGCCGCAAGTTGCAGCGCGAGTGTGGCCTAGCACTATAAGCGCATCGGCTGCCTCATCCCATGGGAGTTTATGGCCAAGCACCGTGTCTTTGATGATGATGCGCTTGCCGTCCGGCATGTACATGCCAATGCCTGAGGCGTCTTTGCCGCGCTCTTCATTGAAGGTTGCGAGAGCGCGAAGGTAAACCGCCTTCTTCTCTCGCGGGATGTCCCCTTTGAAGTCAACTATTCCGAAAATTCCGCACATTTAAGCAATCCCTAATCCTTCCTCAAAGCGTTCATCGAGATCTTCCACAATGGAAAACTCGGACGCTTCAAATTTCTTATCGAACTTAAACGTAAAGGCTTTCACTGCGAGCGGGAGCTTGGGAGAGAACTTTTCAATCCGCATTTCCATCCACGCGAGCAAGTCGCGAAGAAATTCGGGATTGCGCTCTACCGCTTGATCGTGGGCAGCGGCTAGCTCCTTGAAGGTCTCGAATAGCGCCCACGAGGTTTTATCGCGAAGCGACATCCAAGCGTTTTCATCTTTCACGCGAGAGCCGATTTCGATGAGACGCTGCAAGAATTGAACAAACAATAGGACTTTTCTTGGATTACGCGTGCCGGCCCCCATGCGAAACTCAATGGTTCCATAGCCGCCGCCAGTTCTCTCGCCGCGTAGGTTAAACGTGGGCGGGCGAATATGATACCAGCTGACCGCCATGAACTTATCTGAGTCATACATGGGCTCGTCGATGCGGGTATAGGCCGGCCATAACTTGCAGTACGTACTGCCACGCCGAGATGGGGGCTGCAGGGCGAACATGAGCGGCTGGAAAGCGATTAGTAGATTTTGGACGTTCGCTAGTTTTGCACTATCGGGGAAAATATCTTGAACGTCGATATGAACGTGAAAGCCGCACGACTTGTTGACGCGAACGAAGGGCTGGACACGACGAATGCCGGCAAGAGCGCGAGAATAGAATGCGTCGCCTTCCGCTGGTGGAGTATTGAACTCGACCGATTCTCCCTCGAAATTAAATCCCGAGATTGAGGAATCATTCACGATGCGCCACTTTAAATCGGTAAGATCGGGCAGCGGGGCAATGGCGAGCGCTTCAAGCTCGATTCCGACTTTACGTTCAAACGGCCATCTAGCGTGCCCCTCTACCTCGATGGGCTTTTCGTGCGCGCCGCGATTATGTTTTAGGATTTTCGGCTTTTCGCATTTTTCGCAAGTCTTAACTCGCTCCTGAATGGGAGAGCCGTCGGCTTTCACGAGAGGAACTCCCTCGCTCATAACTGTGATGGTGCGATCTTCTAGCGATCCGAAGCGCGCAAGTGACTTGCAGTGCCCGCACTGTTCAAGGGGCGTGGCCGTGAGGTAATTTCCGGCATCGTCCTTTAGCAGAACGCGAGCGGGAAACTGACTCAGCAGAGCGCTCCGCGCGTTCGCGTCAATGTAGGATTGGTCCCTGATATACATTTGCGCGTCGAATCCCATGCGGGACAAAAAGACGGGCAGCATGCGGTCCCATGTACGTTCGCCATACCAAGAGTTAAATCCGCCAATGCTTTCATCTTTGACGGTAGCGCCGAGCGTAAGGGCTGCGGCCTTAAGGGTCTCAAGGAAGGCGTAGGTTTTGGTCGAGCGGGTATAGTTCCCGAAAACCGCGTCGATTTTGAAAGTGTTCGCGATATAGATATAAACCGCGTCGCCTTCTTGAAAACGGATAATCGAGATTTTGCCGTCATATGTCTTGAGGCAAGTGACCTTGGGATGGGGTTTTTCAATGGAGAGCGCGCCGCTAGTGCCGACTTGACCTAGCGCCATGCTTTGGGCGAGCGCGGATAAGTTCATTCTCATGACTCCTCGCTGAGATAGGCTTGAAGGAGTTTACGTTGAACCTTTTGACTCACGGGAAGCGTGATAATGGCCAAGATCTCATCGGCCTGAGTCGTAGGGGTAATGCGAGTGAAAGGCTTCGTTACGGGCCTTACAGCGCGTTTGGTGCGCTTTCGTGAGCGGATGCGGAAGAGCGTGGTCGAGATATAACTGTGGTCTAGCGGTTCGCCTGAAGCCTTTTTGTGCCCCGCCGCGTTGAGAATTGTCGCGATTTCGCTATATTTCTTCCCCGTGGCAGCGAGGGTAGCGATTTCCTTCTCAAGGCGATGCAGGGTTTTCTTGTCTAGTTGAACGGTTCCCATGATTAGTTCCTTCCGAGCGCAGCAAAAGCAAGCGCGGCTATGCCCAAGAGGACTGCCAAGATGGTAGGCGTCCGATTGGAGCGTTTTTGGTGACCAATGAGGCAGCGGCACGTCCCAATGGGACGCATGCGGGGCAAGGAGCAAGCCTGTAGCTTGCCGACTGAGGGTGTATTCTCAAGGAATTCAGCTTCTGAGGCATAAAAGCGCTTCATGAGCGTTCCCCCTCATTCACCGAGAGGGCAAGCAGGGCAAGGTAAACGGCAAGGCCAAGCAAGAGGGGCAATAGCATAGGTACACTCCCATAGGTTAAGAACATCCGGGGAACAGCTATGCATTAAGCATGCCAGTGTTAGGGAATCGCTATACCCATGAGGGAACCTCAATTGGTGCCAAACTGGAACCACTTCACTAGTTCCAAGTTGGGTATTGGTGCCACATTGGGACTGCTTTAGTTCCGAGATGGCACTAAACCGAGGTTAGTTCCTCGCTGCCAGCTTGTTGTCAGTGCATTGAACGCGCCCCATCATGGCCTAGACGGTAAGCATCCAAGCGATAGTGCCAGTAGTTCGGACGCTACCTGAGAAGGCTTATCCCCTCATGTACCTGTTATGGTTTGGGAGTAGTGCATACCCCCAATCCCCGTCCAACAGCCTATAAATACAAGTAGATAAGTATTGTATTGGCATTATAACGGTATCTGAGGCAATGAAAAGGCCTGTCTAACCACCGCATCCCCCCAGCCCCTATATATCCTTTTATGGTCACCCACATCCTGCGCGAGTGAATTGATAGTTCTTTAAAAGCGGGGGGTTACAAAAACAGGAAAGCCATTTTTTTTAAGAAGTAGTTTTGAAGTTTAGCTAGAAGATAAAGTTTATAGTAGCCTTGGAGGCATGATGAATAATGAGTACCATCGGAGTTACCAGAAGCATTACGGGAAGAGCTACATGGTCTACCTGAGGAGGCGTTGGACGAAGATGGCAAGGAGGGTGAAGGAGTCTCCTGGCTATCTAGGTCTTCCTATCTGTACCCTGGAGGACTTTATGAAGTGGGCAGAGGGGAGCGTTTACCCCACTATGTTCTATGCCTGGAAAGAAGCAGGGCACCCGCTAAAGCTTGCCCCTACGGTGGACAGGATCAGGCCGGACCTGGGTTACACAATTGAGAACCTTCAGTGGCTAACCTACGCAGCGAACTCCAAGAAGGGGAACCTTCAAAGAAAGACGGGCTCCAAGTACAAGGGGGTCAAGAAGGCTGGGAATAAGTGGCAAGCCAACATCTCGGTCAACGGGAAGAAGACCTACCTAGGCTCGTTCGGGACCGAGTATCTCGCAGCCCTGTGTTATCTCCGTCATGCGAAGGTAGTTTACGCAGGATTAGGCCTCCCACCGGAAGCATTTGAGTTACCTACTCAACCGTCTCAACCTTGATTTGATCGACCCGAGAGAGGGCCTGATTGATCTCGGTCGTGAGGAACTGGGAGAGGTGATTGAAGACGTACTGGCACTTCTTGTGGGACTGATTCTCACGAGCAAGTTCCAACACCTTCCGATTCAACTCCACCATCTCATGACGCATCCTGGCTAGCTTCATCTCAAGCAGTTTCTCGTTATCAGTCATTTGGCCTCCGAATACTTTGCCGCGATATACGCTTTAATCTGCTCTTGGGTCATAGGGGCTTCCTCGGCGCGGAGTCTAGCCCTAGCCCGACTGAGCCTCAGGTCGCGCTCACGCTTGGCCGCCGCAGCAAAAATCACCTGGTTCGCAGCCTCCACACTCCGACGCTGGGCTTCCTTGGTTATGAGCCTGGGCTGAGGATCGACCTTCGGCGGAGCCGCTTGCTTCTGCTCTCGACGAGGGGGATATGCCTTGACCAGCCCGCCAGCCACCAACTTCCCAAAAGCCCTGACCTGGATCGAGGGATGTTTAAGCCTACGAGTGAGGTAGTGGAGGATCTCCGCCTGTGACTTCGGGTGAGTCATGTCGACTCGAATCACTTGGTAGCCGAATTCCAAGAGCCAATTGTCCTTGATCCGGTCCTTCTCCATCCGCTCAGGCAATTTGTGAGAAGGGCCATCAAGCTCAACAACCAGATTGTCGTCCTTAAAGAAAAGATCTCCGAACCAACGATTAAGCAGCGGAGCATTCGGGTAGAAATTAGTAATCCCAGCCTTCGTGATCGACTCAATAGTTAGCCGCTCAGACTTGAAGCTCTTCTCGTTAAGGCTCCTCTGAAACTTGGTGAGGGTGTCTAGTGGTAATGGAGGAGGCAGTTCGCCGTATTTAGGCCCAAGCTTAGTCTTAATCATCTCTTCGATGCCGAAGTACGTTCGTGACCGAAGACCTCTCCCACTTCGTTTCCGAAGTTTCTTTGCGACCTTCTTATGAACTTTAAGCCCCATTACTAACTTCATATTCGACCCCTTCACAATCGGTTCAGCCTAGCCGGCAATAAGTGCCCCTAACCCCGTAGGGGAGACACTTACGCTTGGATAACGACCACCGTCACAATTCGGACGAGCCATCACCAGCACCCGTCTCGACTGGAAGACCTCTTCAGGAGCGCTTACGTCTCCCTTGTCTACCCACCGAGTAAGCCTTGCATTTATTTTAAGAGGCGCAGGTAGCCCGTCACGGGATGGGCAATTGGTTCCTAACCACTGGCTATGACCCAGAACTCCGGAACCCTTTTGGTGACCTCTGCGATGTTGACCGTGGATGAGAAATTTGGTTTCCTCTAACCACGGTACGTCGCACTACCCGAAGTAGCCCCGGTCCGGTCGGTCGTCAAGACCCAGGACTTGGGGCTATTTGCTTTTTAAGGCATACTCAAAATAGTGACCGAGCTTCCTAAACAACAAGGCAGAAACATCGGCGACTGGATGCGCTCTCTCACCGAAGAGCAGCGCCAACTCTTCTACGCGCGTCGTCGCGATACCGTTCAAGCCCTCGCTGCCCAGCGCAGAGCCCTCTCGGTAACGCGCTACCATGCCAAAGTAGACGCCACCGCCTCCCAAACCTACAAAGAAGCCAAAGGGAACGGCCCCGACTGGACCCCCTCCACTGAACTTCTCCTCATGGTCTGGGAGATGATCGACCTTGGAATCCCACTAGAACGCCTCCAAGAGGCCCTAGCGCGCTTGAACATGGGCTCGCAGGTCATGATGAGACTTAAGAAGTTCGTCTTCTCTGAGAGCATTTCCAGCACCGAGGACGTAGGCCTGAGGCTCCTTGCCTCGATCCGCTACTCCATCGCTGCCGCTAAGACCGAATACGAGTCCATGAAAATGCTCCAGAAGAAGAAGCCGTATTCCTTCCAGCGTGAGATCCTTCAATGCCTAGCCTTGATCGCCGACTTAGAGAAAGACCTAGCCCGAGAGCTTAGTAACCTAGGTCTTGTCTCCGCTCGCAAGCACGGGGGTGGCGGCATCCATGTCCACATCTCCACCCCTCGCCCTGACCAAACCGTCATTAGTGATGGGACAGCTACCGTAGATGCAAGCGCCTTCGGCGCGATACCCAAGGGAGTACCCGTAGAAGATGGATCTTATCGACGACTACCTTCCGACCCCGTGGCAGAAGAAATTCCATCAGTCCCCCGCCCGACACAAAGCGCTCCCAGGAGCACTGGGCTGCATGAGGGGGGACACTCTGCTCTGGACGAGTGCGGGTCTTCGCCAGATGCAGGAGATCACTCAGTCGACTGAGTACCTTTCTCTTTCTGGCGACCAACTTTCTTGGGCTTCAGGTACCGCTCCGTTCCCAAAAGGGAAGGATGATCTTTTCCGAGTAGTTCACGAGCACGGAGAATTTTTTGCGTCCGCACAACATAAGATTTTTTCTTCTTCGCGTGAGTATCTACCCCTGGGGAAGCTCTCCCTTGGATCACTGCTATTCCTTCCTCCGACCACTTCGGACGTCTTCCTCTCAGCGTTTCGCTCAGATGTGCTCCATTATTCGCAAAAAGCCGTAGATTCTCTGGCGAGTTATTTAGAGTGTTCCCATCGATATGATCTACGACTTCTCCTCGGGACAAATGTCGTCCTAACTTCTGCCCCATCACCAAGCGGTGCTCAAGAATTCGACCCGTCTTTCGCGCGCCTGGATGCCCTGCGGGCGCTGGAACAGTTACATACCCATCTTTGTCGATTATCCGCCCAGTCTTCCACTGGTGATTCTTCTCCCCAGCTCGCGCGCTTGGCTGAAGTCTCGGAAGATCTAGCTTCTTGGCTAGCTTCTGAACATACTTCGCAGGACATCCTACGATCTTCGCAATTTCACTGCTTGATCGAGTCCCATCGCACAATTCAATTATCCTCTTCCGGTCATACTTCGTCTCTTTCATCGCTCCAGTCCCTACCCCAGTCCGCCATTCTCTCAATAGAAAAGTGGCGTAGGGATTGGATATGGGATCTGACGGTAGACGGAACCCACAATTATCTCGCAGCCAACGCGATCCATCATAATTCCGGCAAATCCACGGCGATGTGCCAAGAAGTGAAGACCTGCCTCCTGGAGAGCCCGGGAAGCATCTGGGTGGTTGGCCGGAAGCTGCTCCCATCACTCCGTGACACGACCATGCGGACTATGCTCAACATTATTCCTCAGGAATTAGTCAGGACATTCAACAAAGCAAGTCTCACTCTCACTCTGAAGAACGGCTCCGAGATCTGGTTCCGCCCTCTCTACGACCCCGAAGTTCTCAAATCCTACGAGATCGCGGGCTTCGCTATCGATGAGGCTAACGAGGTTGACGAGGAAATCTACAAACGCCTCAAAGACCGCATGCGCCAAAAGCTACGCAATGGCTCACGGCCCCGCTACCAGTCCATCATTGCGCTCAACCCCACTGACGAGGATCACTGGATCCCTCAACTATTTCTTCACCAGAAGCCCGAAGGCCATGAGATGTTCGTCTCCACTACCTTCGACAACGCAGCCAATCTCCCCCCGGAATACGTCAAAGAGCTTGAGCAAATGTACTCCCCTGACGTTCTTCAAAGGCTCCTCTACGGGCAGTTCGGCAAGGTCCACAAGGGCCGCCCCGTCTACCCGCAGTTTAGTCGGGGCAACCATATCTACCCCCTTGAGTTCGACCCTAAGCTCCCTCTCATCCGGGGCTGGGACTTCGGCTACCAACACCCGGCCGTAGTTTTTATGCAATTATGCGAAAGTCAGGTCCGCATCCTGGGTGAACTCATGGGCAAACGTACCTACCTCGATGACTTCGTAGAGGACATGGTACTCCCCTATCAAAATCTCCACTTCAAAAATGCTAGCCGCTTCCTCGACTACTGCGACCCTCACGGCGCCGACAAAACCGACAAGCCCAAGACCTCCATCCAAATCCTAAACGAGAAGCGCATCTTCCCCGTCTACCGCCGCACCTACATCAAAGAGGGCATCCAGGCCGTCAAACGCTTCCTCGACACGAAGGACCGTCAAGGAAACTCCAATTTCATCATCCATCCCCGCTGCAAACTCCTTATCGAAGGACTCAAAGGCGGTTATCATCGTCTTGATGGAGACGAAGAACCTGAGAAAGACGGCTATTATGACCATCTTTGTGACGCAATGCGGTACAGCCTCATCTTCATCGAACAACGTCAGCGCATCCACAGACTCGAAACGATGGAAATGAACGTCTTCATCGACCCAAGGACCGGAAGAAGGATCGAATATGGCACGTAAAAAAGAACCCGAGTTCGATAGAAACTACGCCGACGTACAAGCTATCGCCGATAAGGCCTATGAACACGTAGCCCAAATGATCCGTCAGGCTAAAACTGACCGCTCCTCCAAGGAACAAGAATGGCTAGAGGACTTGAGACTCTGGGCCTGCCAACTCACCGGAGCCCAGATCTATCACGGGCGTGCAAACCTCTTCATCCCGGAACTCAATAACCAAGTCGAGACCTCCGTCTCCAAGTTCCAACAAGGCCTCTTCCCCAACGACGACTACGTAAACTGCTTCCCCACGAAGAAAACCGACATGGCCACGGCCAAAAAGATCCAGTCGGCCGTGAAGTACGAGCTAGACGTTAAGAACTCCATCCCCGCCATGATGGAGCGAATCCAAAGACAGAAGGTCCTCTACGGAACCGTGCCCGTAAAAGGCACCTTTGAGGAGCGCTACAACACAACTTACGCCAGAGCTAAGGGCGGCAAGGTCGTAGCCCACAAAGTCCCCCTCTTCCGGGGAGTGAAGTGGACCCCGGCTGACCTCTTCCACTGGTACATCTATCCCGAGTACGCCGAACTAGACTCAGCCCATATCGTCTTCGATGAAACCTTCCATTCAAAGTGGGAGCTAGAGGCGCAGGGAATTTACAAGAACCTGGAGAAGGTCAGCACCGTTCAAAAGGAATACTCCGATCTTCAATGGATCGATGCTATCCGCATGAACATCGCAAACCTCACCACCGTAGCCGGTAAGGTCACGGAAGGCGTCTTGGTTACCGAGTGCTGGTGCATGTTCGAAATTGAGAAGGGCGATAGGATTCCCTGCGTAATCACGCTAGCAAACCTTGAGACCGTCATTCGCGTTCAACGAAACCCCTTCTGGCACCAACTCCCCCCCTACCTCATGGGTAGATACCTGAAGGGTCCCATCGCAGAGGCCTACGGTCACAGTCTCCCAGAGCGAATTAGATCGCTCCAATACCAAATGAACGACCTCGCTAACCAAACCATGGACTCTCTGAACTTCATCCTCAATCCGATTGCCGTCATCGATCCAGGCTATGGAAGTGACGTCAACGGCTTTAGGCTTCAACCTGGCGCTAAGTGGTGGGCTAATCCTGCCTCAGTCGAGATGAAAGCCTTCCCGGACATTTCACCCTCTGGCTTTAGTGGCATGAACCAAGTCCGTTCCATGCTTCAACAATTCTCCGACAATACCCCAAGTCTTGCCCCTCAACTCCAAGGCAAGGTCCGCAACGCCACCGCAGCTAACCTCGTGGGCTCTGAGATCTCTCAGAACCTCCGTAACATGATCCGTAGTGACGAGACCGACTTACTCGTCCCCATGTGCAAGATGACCCACTCTCTCTTGCAGCAGTTCCAGTCCGAGGCCTACCAGATCAGAATACAAGGTGCCGCTGAGGGTGAGTGGATCATGCAAGAGATTAGTCCCGAGGATCTCGTGGGTGACGTAGACTGGATCTGGAAGGGATCTAGCGTCTCTCAAAAGACCGCAGTGCGAGGCCAACAGCTCCTAAGCTTCTTCAATTTGGCCGTTCAGATGAACGCCCAGATGCCAGGCCAAGTCGATCTCCCGCTTCTCTTCCAGCGAGTCGCTAAAGAGTCCTTTGAGATAAATGACCTCTACGAGATCTTCCCCTCCGAGCGCGCAAAGTACACGGTCGATCCTGAGGCCGAGAACCTCGCACTTGATGACGAGCAGGAAGTCGAAGTGAATGCAGGCGATGTGTTCGAGGAACACATGCCAGTCCACGAGCAGGGCTTCAATGAAGCAAAATCTCTCAAGGTCCGAGTCAAATACATGCGCCACATGGAAAAACACCGCCTCCAAAAGCAAGCTCGTGACAAACTCATGGCCCAGCAAGCTGAGATCGCAGCTCAGAAGATGACCATGGGCGAAGAAGGCGCTCCTCAACCCATGCAAGCAGGCCCTGGGAACAAAGCTCAGACTCAAAATCCAGGCTCGGATTCCCAAGTCTTTCAGGGTATGAGGGGAGCAGAGCCCAATATTTAGGCAGAAGCGCTTGAAGTGCTCAAGCGGACCAGGGCTGGGGGAGTTTTTAGTCCTGGTCCACCTTTCACCCTAGCCCCCGGCTAGGTAGCACCACCGGGGAATTATTAAGAAAGGGTTAAGGCATGGCACTCGCAAACGCCCTCACCAAAGAAGAGCTTCAATATCTCCAGGAACAATCAAAGTCCGAACTTATGAGGGTCGTGAGAAAGCGCCTGGAGTGGGCCTACTCACTTGAGTCCGCCATGATGGGTTCCGCCCAGGTCTCCGATGCCACGCAAGTCTTCCGTCAGCAGGGAGTCATGCAAGGCGTCTTGAAATGCGTGAACTACCTCAACGCCTTTGAGCTTGAGCCTGCCAAAAAATAACTCCCTCTTGCGCATTCTAAAAAACCCCCTCACACTGAAGTGAGTGGCTCCGACACGTAAAACACCGGGGCGTAAACCGTGACGACAACGGGGGGAGTAATCTTTGAGTGATCCCAATGGCGATAATTCTGCCGCGCCAGCAGAGGCAACCGTACCGAAATACCGTCTTGATGAGTTGATCGAACAGAACCGAAGAGCCCAAGCTCAGATCGAAGCTCTGTCTGGTCTCGTCCAAAGGATCGCGCCGGTTCAGAACCAGCGTCCCCCGGAAGACCCGCCTGCACTTCGTCGTCTGCGTGAGGAAAATCCTGAGCACTACGCTCTGCTGAAGGCCCAGGAAATGAAACTCCAGCAGCAGTCTGCCGGACTCTTCATGATGAACGAAGAACTCGACCGAGAACGGTTTGCGAGAAAGTTCGGAGATGATGGCGCACAAGTCCTCCCACAGGTTGAGCAAGAGCTTGATCGGCTGAGACGGCAAGGCGTCCACGGACACACTAGAGAGAGCATCTTCAAGTACCTTAAGGGGGAAGAAGCAGTCTCTAAGAAGCGTGCTCCAGCTCCCAACCCCATCGCGGAGGCCCCGCAAACGAGCGCGGTTCCTTCTTCCAGTACGCGAGCCGCAGCTACGATCAGCGGAGGCTTGGCCCCCTCTAATCGTTCTGAGTCGCTCGAAGAACTCGAAGCAAGGCTCGCAGACCAGGAATTCTGAGTCTGCATATATCCTAGGGGGATAAATGGCAGTTCAAACTTTTAGCAACTTCTCTAACGATGCGGTCACCTTCATCGCTGAGAAGACGCTCATGATCGCAAAGAAACAAGTCGTCTTCCAACAACTGGGCGATAAGGCAGTCCTTCCGTCCGGCAACTCGAAGACTTTCCAGTACACCCGCTATGACCGTCTTCCCCTCCCGGCGAATTCGCTCACGGAAGGTGTCACTCCTACCAATACGGATGTCTCCATCTCCATCGTCCAAGCGACGTGCGAGCAGTGGGGCGCATACGTAAACCTGTCTGACGTGGCTCAGCTCACGATCAAGCACCCCGTCATGGTGAAGGCTATCGACCTCATGGGCTACCAAGCCGCTGAGACGATGGACCGGGAAATCATCAACGTGCTCTTGAACGGCACGAACGTGACCTTCCCCAACACCATCACGGCCCGCAGCTCGCTCTCGAGCACCACGACCGACGTTGTGACGACCGATATGATCCGCGTGGCCATCTCCGGCCTCCGGTCCTACGGTGCGGTTGACTACGAAGGCTCGTCCTACATGGGCGTCGTGGACCCGTTCGTTGAGATGGACATCTCCAAGGACTCGACCTTCCAAACCGCAGCCAGCTACTCCAACATCAAAGTTCTCCAGAACGGCGAGATTGGTCAGTGGATGGGTGTTCGTTGGATGCGCTCGAACTTGATCCCGGTTCTGATCGGTCAAGCCGCTCAGAGCTACACCACGCCTGCAGGTGGATCGTTCGCAGCCGACACCTACCGTGTCACTACGGCCTTCTACGACATCAACACGAAGTTCTTGGTCGGCCTTAGCCAAAACCAAGGCATCGTGTTCGCGGCAAACGACAAGCTCACCGGCACCACGCCAGCTGGCAACTACCTCTTCAAGATCTTCGTTGGTCTTGCCGGTGGTGCTGCCGTAGACGTGATGTACCAAGGTGTTGAGACGACCGAAGGCACGGGATACATCGCAGCTAGCACTGCGTTTGAAGTCCTCGCGCCGCCCGTCTCCGGTGCAAGCATCGTCGGAACCGACATCCCCGGCTCCTCGAAGAAGGTTCACTTCTCGTGGATCATGGGCAAAGAGTTCTACACGGTCATCGACTTGCAGAAGCTCCAAACCTACGTCACCCCCGCTCAAGCGTCGGATTCCGATCCGCTCGTTCAGCGTCGGAAGGCAGGCTGGAAGTTCATGTTCAAGGCTGTGATCTGTAACCAGTCCTTCGGTACGCGTCTGGAGTCCCTCTCCGCATTCGGCTGATAGGCAAATCGGGACCCCTTAATTGGGGTCCCTTTCTTTAAGAGGAGCTAGGAAAAGCAAATGGCAAAAGAAAAAGCTACCGACACGAAGGTCGAAGAGACCAAAGTCTCAGTCGAAATGACTGAGGACCAAAAGAAGAAGGTCGTCGAGTTCCTCTTAAAGGAAGAAGAAGAGAAAGCGGCTCGCGAGAAAGCAGAACCCAAGGTCGAGTTCAATCTCCGCTTCGCTCACTTCATCAACGGCATCCAATACGGTCCCGGCAAGGTTCGCGTTACGGAGTCCCTTGGCGGCACGCTCTACGGGCAAGACATCAAGGCGCTTGAGGGCGAAATGAAGGTCGGTCACTTCACCGACAACATGATCCAAATCATCCAAGGCGGAACGCCTAAGATCACGAGGATTGCGTAATGACCTTGGAAATCATCGTAGCCGTTCTCGGGGCTGCTCACCTGTACCTTGCTCACTTTAAGGATCGCCGTAAGGTTGATTCGGTCGTCCACATCCAGGAGCGCACGGAAGAAGCCGAGACTCTCGACTTCTCGGTCACGCTCTTCCAGGACGAAACGCCTGAGGCTCAACGGTTGAAGATGGAAAAGTATTTCCTCATCGCCGAAGACCGCAGGGCTCGCAATAACAACATCGCTCAGGCTCTCTTCCAAGAGATGCAGGAGAAAGTTAAAAAGCTAAAAGCCTAATCATAAGGAGTCCCCTATGCCCCTTACCGTGATCCAGATGGTTGACTACTCTCTGTCACAGGCGGGGCTAGACTCCTCCTTCCAGACTCAAGGAAAGCTCTCGCTGAAGATCATCCTTGAGTCGGCAGTACGTGACTTCAACTGGCCCTTCCT